TATTGTGATTAACATTAAAATTTAATTTATTCAAGCCACAAACAATCGAATCCCAAACACATGTCATTTTTTCTATCTAGAATGAGATTTTTTAAAATGTTTTACCTGGGATTTGCTAATGTATATAATTCTCCTAATTTACTTGAAATAATACTGTATTCTGGGTTTCTATTATTAAATTTTGTCATTTCCATTAATATTTTATTTACCAGTCTATGCATTTCTATGTATTCATTCTTTGATTTATTTTTTTTGTATTCTTTTTCAAGCTCTATGATTGTTTCTATTATTTTGAACAATTGGATATTATAATCTCCATATAATTTCAGTTCAGTAAATTCATACATTAATTCATAAAGTATGCCAAAATATTTTTCGCCCAATTTATCTGATGTCATTTCTCTTCTATGTTTTTTAATTTCTGAGAATTTTACATCTAAAGATCTTCGATAATCGGCTCCAATTTTTTCCAAATAAATTTTTTCTTGACAATCTACATTTTCCAAATTAATATCTCCTGATGTCAAGTCAAAATATTTTTCTATAACTTTATTTTTAAAAATAACACCAAATAAATAAAAATTCAAGGGATATTGTCCTTTATATATGTCACCTATAAACGTGTAATGATCTCCTACTTTTCTAGAAACATCTGTTCCTACAACAACAGTGGGAACTTGTACGTTATAATCAAATATTTTGCATATATAACCTCCAATATCCAAAAATTTATTGTAAAGACCAAGTCTATTAATAATTGCAGGATCAGGTATAATATTTAATATTATTCCATAGTGCCCGTCATATTTTCTTACTCCATTTATTTGATACATCATATTAATTACATTAAATTCAGATCTTGTTGTTTTATTTCTAATTTTTATTGAATATATGTTACAATTAATGGATATACCACGTGCTTTAGGTAATGTATAATTATAATTAAAAAGAAATTTATTATCAGATATTATTTCAAATATATTTTGAAAATAATTGGACATCATATTGATTACCATTTTAAAAATAACAATTTTATTATCAACATTGAACGGAGTTCTAATTATTTCTTTTTCCCAAAATTCAAGATATTTTTGAAATTTTTCATTGAGATCTTCATTTCTTTTAATTTGTTCAAAATCTGATCCTTTACCGGGAGCATATTTAAATGTCCTGTTTTCATCAAACATTTTATTAATTTTGCGTATGAAATTATTGATGTGTCGAATAGCAATATCATTATCACATCTTTCACGAATATTAAATATATTTTTTAAAATTGGTAATGTATGTTCAAATATATTACCACAATCTCCAATTTCTTTAAATAATTCAAATTGTTTATCTTCGTGATACCTTTTGTTTATATATTGTAGAGTAGTTTTATTATTTAGATGACGTTTTTTCTCAAATGATCTGGGACAATTATCTGGAGTTATTCTAACAATATTAATTCGACGATAATTATCAATGATAAATTTTTGAAGATCATGATGAACAAATGTTGTCGTGACATAATTTTGTCCTTTCTCAAAACCGTCATCTTCTCTACGAGAACATAAACGAAATATACCTCCTTCACTATTTGATCTATAAACATAAAACTCAAAATTTGGATCTCCTGACTCGTGTGTTGATTGTATACATACAAGATCGTAATTATCAGTCGTAAATTTTGATTTTAAACGAAAAGTAAAAGTATCAATTTTTTTGGATAAATCCATTTATATATTTGTGTTACATTTTTTTTAATAAAAAATATTAATTAAAAAAGATTTGAGTTCGTTTATCCACTATAAAATAAATATTATTTTTAATGAATAAAGAATTTTTAATTTTTAATTGTTTTATGGAAAATGATAATTATTTATTTAATAAAAGAAATTTATTAAATGAAGGAAAATTAAAAAAAAAATTTGAAAAAATAAAAATAATAAATAAAAAATACATATTTGAATTTCCAAAAAAAGATCTAGTTGGTTTTTTAATTAAAAATATTTCTATTTCAAATTTAAATTTAATCAATAAAATTGAATTTATAGTTGGTGGTGAGATTCAAGATATTTATTATAAAGATTGTCAACTTGGTTTAAAATTTATAAATGACATTAATGATCATATTATTCCAATTTATATAAACAAAATTGGTTTTCCAATTATTAATGACACTAAACTAATTATATATCCAATTGAAGAAACAGAAATAGTTATCAAATATCAAGTATATAAATGTAAAGGTGATTATATAAATACGCCATGGGGAACAAGAATTTATGGAAAATCTAATATTGATTACATGAATGAAAATATTATTTTCAAACAAAATTTAATTGATGTTCTTAATAATTATGTCGACAGTATAGATTTAGACAAAGAACTAATTTATTATTTCATTCTAGTTGGTGATGTAGAATTAGAAAATAAAATAAAAATAATCATAAATAAAGACCAAGAAATTTTAATTCCAAAAATAAAATCAATTGGAAATAACCATATATATGGTTTTGCATCAGATTTTTATGACCACAAAAATATCATCAATTTAACTCAATGTAGTCATTCCATTTTATGTTTACCTTTATTTAAATCTTTAAAAGTTTTTACAATCACATCCAAGTTTGTTCAATTCATTAATACGGAATAACGTATTCAATTTTATTCATACATTTAGGACATTTATCAATTAATAATGTACAATCCAAACACGAAATAAAATGGTGACAAGGAAATAGAATACATTCTTTATCAGAATCAAAACATATTATACAAATATTTTCTTCATAAATTTTCATTTCGTCGGAAGTTAATCCTTGTTTTTCATTTTGTTTTTTTGGTGGAATGATTTCATCACCAACTTTCCAAAAAGGTTTTATTCCAAGAATTTTAAAATGTTCACATAAATTTTCTGGTGTAAAAGTTCTAAATGATTCTTTGCAAATCCAAGATGGACACTTCGTCATTTTGGTATTAATAATTTTTTCAGGTGTCAATTTATTGTAACTCACCACATTTTCATGTGCGGTATGACATGATGCACGATATGCATAGTGTGATTCTAAATGTTTAATTAATAATAATTCTGTAGAAAAATTTTTATTGCAATTATAGTGCTTACAAACTTTTTGACTTATATATGGTCGTCCATATAATTTATCTGGAATAGGATAAAAATCATGATAATCTGTATTGTCAATATCATTAAATTTAACTTTTGTTGATAATTTTTTAATATTGTCATAATTTTGTAAGTTAATGTTTTTGATTTTCATTTCTATAGAATCAGCTATGATATGTTCCAGTTCGTTTTCATCAATTGAACAAATTTTATTTTCTTTTAAATTATGATGAATTTCTTTGACATCATACCCTTGATTCAACAAATTTGCAACAATTTTTTTAATCACTAAAATTTTTGGAAAAGGAAATTTTTTAATTATTTCTAAAATTTGTTCTGTTGTTAAAAATTCATGTGGTGCATATAACCATACAAGAAATTTAATTTTAATTTCATCGTTCATTAAATGAGTTATGACATTTTCTTCAATCATTAAATAATTTATATTTAATAATGAATTTATTTATAAATCAATTTTTAATCAGTTTCAAAATATGTTATAGTTCGTTTTCTAACATTTTGTAAATATTCATTAACTAAATAACACACTTGGTCATATTCACAAAAATCATCATTTTTATTGTAACAACTAAAACTGGATCTATTTTTATTTAACCACATGTCCATTTCTATTGTAACTGGAATTAACACATCTTTTAGAAATTGTTGTCTATTTAATAAAAAATCTGGTTTGTCAAAATCAATATGTTTAAACTTACAAATTTCCTTCGAAATTGATCTTATAATATTTGGAGGTTGTAAAGAAAAATCAACAATAATTGGTTTATCATCATCGATATATCCCCAATTATCTTTATTATTAGGAATATTATGCATTTCAAGAAGAGCCACTATAACATGAATTAAAGTTAAATTTTTTGTTGATAGATCAAAATCTTTGGCTGGTTTGAAGTTCATTACTTCACCAGTTATTACAGTCAAATATTTAATGTTATTTTCGTAAACAATATCAAATTTTAAATCTGTTGGACCTAATCTCATATATTTTAGAAAGTAGTGCACAATTACTGTGCGAATATCGAATTTTTGTATTTTACTAAAATATCTTTGTTTTGTTTCTAGGATGTAACCAAAGTTTTGTCCAATTGTTTTTGGTTTAATTTCACATTCTTTGTTTTCAATAAAATTTTTGACAACTTTATCAAAATTTGTTGTATTCATTAGCAATTATTTAAATTGAAAACAATATTTAAATATATCAATTTTTTTACAAAATAAATAAAAATTGATATATTTAATTTTTAATATAATTGAATATTATCAATGTTTTTTAAGAAAAAAAAATATAATGTGTTTCAAGATATTGAAGAATCAAATGATGATAGCAAAATTGCAATTGACTCGGTAAGAAGACAGTATGAATATAATCTAGTAAAATCACATGACAAAAAATTTATCAATGAAAATGATGATTGGTATATTATTTCATCTGAATGGTTAAAATCTTGGACTTTGTATGTAACTAACAATGGAGAACTGCCTAAAAAAATTAACAATAGTATTTTAATTGTTAATAATTTACCTAAACCAGGTCTTATGGCAGGAAAAGATTATAGAGGTATCAATAAAAATGTTTGGGAATTATTAAATTCGTGGTATGGTTGTGATATTGTCATCAAAAGAAAAAAGTTAGATATATATGATTTGTCAACTATTTGAGAATCAGCAATTGTCATTGTGTTTGTACAAATTAATCAAGTATATTTTCATAAAAAAAAATTGAAATTATAAATCTATGATGTTTCCTTAAATTAAATTCTATTAACACCCTATCAACCACACACGCTTAAAAGTTTCAACAAATGAACACTTTTGACATAGAAAACCCCAAGATCAGATCTGTTTCAAACAAGAAAAAGACATCGCGTATGTTCGAGAATAAGGAAAACAAGCGACTCAAATCAGTCTTCTTCAAGTCTGAGAAAAAGAAGAATAGACGTTTGAACAACAAGCAGAGAGACCGAATTTTGAGGATCAACCGAGAAATCAAGAATGATTTTATCGGATCTGAAGATGAAGAGGACAATGATGATGGATATAGCTACTACTTGTGGTGTCTTGACAATTTGGTTGATGATGAATATGATTGTCACGATCAAACCGACGACGATGAAGATG